TTAGTGGTTAAGTTGGTCAGGGTTACACGGGCAGGATTACCCGAGTATCGGCCGCGCGGTGAGGCAGGATACCGAGGGCCGGTACATCGAAACCTTCCTTGCGCTTGGTGCCGATGTAACCATCGCATTCGATTACGGTGCCAGCCGTAATGCAACCGTATGTCAAAGGGATAAGCGAGCGCAGCAGACAGCAGGCGGCAATGATTTCGATATCCTTGATGTAGGCCGTTGCAAGGCGTTCGAGGATGCCGCCGAACTTGATTGGCGGCAGGATATCGATCAAGTTGGCCACGTGGCGCTGAATGATGGCGCGCTTTAGCGTCGGGCTTAAGGCGGTATCAGTAGCATTGATACGATATTCGATCGCGCCGATTTCCTTGAGCGCACCTACTTTGTTGTAACTTAGTTCTGACGTTTTCATGATCTACTCCTTAAATAAGTTCTTTGGGGATTTCGATTTCGTCGCCGAGTTTGGCACAACAAAAGCAGCGCATGGCTGCGATTAGTGGGGTGGTGCCAAAGCGCCAAGGGCCGGTTTCGTTATCGTATGCAGCACTCCATGCCTCGCCGTTTTCGTGGTGGTCAAACTCAACACAAATTCTTTCCTGTTCGATGATTGGCCCGCCTTGCGCCCAGTCGGTTGAATAGGCGGCAACCTTGTGCCCGTAGCCGACTCGGTGGATGAGTATCCCAAGTGCTGGCTGCGGCAGGGTTTTCAGCAGCGCCTCCTGCACAGCCCAATTAAGTGCTGGGCCATCTAGCTCTGACGTTTTCATGATGATCCACTCCTTTAGTTGATTTGTTGCGTTGGTGCCCAGACTGTCAGAATCGACGCCAGCTGGGTTTTCTGTGAGTCACCCTTGTGCTGGTATCAACTATGCCCCGACAATCAAGCCACGACCCGCGGCGGCAGGATGAGGGCTATTCGCGGGCAGTCGGATGATCGAAAACGAAAACCTCACTGATTTCATCCGGCAGAGAGCCTTGGAGCAGGTTGTTCGAGATCGAAGCCGACCAGTTCAACTTGGCGCACAGTGCAACGGCCGCGAAACGATGGCGATTAACATTGGCCGGGATGATATGCACCGAGATCGAAATAGACCCGGCCGCAGCGCGCGCCGTGATACGAGCGGGTCGCGTGTTAGTCGGCCCATGATATCGGGTCTGAATGGCTTGCATGGTATTTCCTTTCGTTAGCAAAGCAAAGGCGCTTCACAAAGCGGCCAGATCATCGGCCGCTTCAGGAAAGGTCTTGTCAGGCTCCCACAATCAAACCACGGCCAGCGGCCAGCACCGCGCAATAGCATCGACCGGAGATAATGGGCTGACCATAGCGCGTAGCAGTCCAGAGAATCCGACCAGCGGCATTCTCATGAGCAACCATGACCAGACCGTAAAGCGCGAAATCGGCATCAGTTGAATGAATTTGGACCGAACTTCCATCGGGCAAGTGCCCGGCATAGGTGGAGCTGGGCTGAGAGATTGCAGGCGCTTGCAGGTCGTCCCAGCGAATAGACGGGATCGTCTGGAATTGGACTGGGATTGAAACAGGGTGGGCAAGGTTTGACATGATAGTTCCTTTAGTTAAACGCGGGTGACAGTGACAGAGAATGAACGATCGGACGATATCCAGCTGGCCGACGATGTTCGGCGCGTCAGAAGAAAATCGGCTTCAGAGAATGCGCGATCAGGCGCTTGACTCCAGATAAAGACCGTGGCGATTTGCGCAGCTTGCCGGGCGGTGTTCGCCACTATGCAACGCGCGCCTTCACCGGCAAGAGTTACAGCAATTTGATATTTCATGATAGTTCCTTTAGTTGGTTTGTTCAGCAAGGCGTTCCACAAAGCGGCCGGTCAAGCCGCTTCAGGGAAAGTCTTAGTAGTTGTAGGGTTTCGCCCCGTACAATTTCACTTTCCGCTTTGCCTCTGACTTGGTGGCATAAGGGCCGGCCGATGGTATGGAGTCAGCGATAAATTGTTCCTTGGTATGGAGATGAACAAACCAGCCACGGCGAGCAGAGCCAAAGATAGATGCGAACATTATTCGGCACTCCAGCTAGGCAGAATGAAATAATAGGCGTTGAATTTGCCACCCCAATCGCCGGCCTTTGGGCCGAGCAAGTAACCCTCGCCATCGACAGTAAAGGCAATGCAATCTTGCAACAATACATTGCAGAGTACATCGACGTTGGCCGCAAAGCGCGCATCAACAGAAAGGTTAATTGTGCGCAGATGAATCACAAGAGTTGGCTCGCCGGTCTCATTAGCTGTGGCAATTTCGGCGCGAAACCAGAAGGGTTTGAAATGAAAGGCAATGGCTGCAAGGGTTTTGCTAACCACATTCTTTTGTTCCTTCTTCGAACCGCTTGCCCAAAGGCCTACGTTCAGCAATACATCATTGACCGGAGCCTGCTGGCCGAAATGGAGTTCCTCTTGATTGTGAGCCACGTAGAGAGTGTTAGTGGGGTTCGTGGTTTTCATGATGGTATTTCCTTTCGTTGGTTGTGCTGCGTTGTGTTTCGTGAGTTGATGTGGCCATTCTACATCAGCGCCGACGGTTGTCAAGTGGTAACGCAATATTTTTTATTTATTTTTTCATGAGCTGCATTTCATACATCCTTAGCCCAAATCCACCCCCGCCAGCCCATTTTGCCGTGTTCAACCGCCCTTTGACCGTGCCCACATCGACACGTGCTGCCCACCCCTGCCCACATGGTGATTTTGCCCACCGCTAAGTCATTGATTTATATACGTATGGGCAAGTGGGCAGTGGTGGGCAAGGTGGGCAGTGCCCATAGATAGAAATAACGTCAAGTAGTGATGAGCTTATTTCCCCCTATATATAATAAGATAATGTCATAATATTTTATTTCGTAATATATAGGGGTTTGTCAATGCTTGACGTTATGACATTGTCTTATTATATATAGGGAAAATTTTCGTTGTTTTTTCCTCCCGCCGAGAGAGATATTTTAATGCTGGATTTCCCCTTATACGTGCAGTGCCCACCGTGCCCACCGTGCCCACCTGCCCACATGCTTCCAACCCGTTGATTTATAAGGCTTTTTAAATGAGAATGATTCTTAAATGGTCAGTGGGCAGTGAAGTGGGCAGGCGCTTTCGACAGGTCGCGTCACTACTTGACATCACTACTTGACATCACTACTTGACATCACTACTTGACATCACTACTTGACAAAGGCGTGCTAGGCGATGGGGGTGCTAGGTGGTGCTAGGTGGTGGTGCTAGGTGGTGATGTGCTAGGTGGTGATGTGCTAGGTGGTGATGTGCTAGGTGGTGATGTGCTAGGTGGTGGTGGTGCTAGGTGGTGGTGGCTGGTGCTAGGTGGTGGTGGCTAGGTGGTGCCTTGGCCACCAGATCAAACCGCTGACCCCCACCACACCGCTGGTAGCTAGCTTGGGATTTAATGGGGCTCACCAAAGAGAGATTCAAATAGATTAGCTTCGTTACTGCTTGACAGAGAAAATATAAAAGGGAGATTAGCTTCGTCACTGCTTGACGGAGTAATTGCTTAACCACATGACGGAGAAAATATAAAAAAGAAAATTTGACATTTGTCACTGCATAACGTAGAATCCAATCATCGCTACAACCATCGCTACAACCATCGCTACAACAGGAGAACACCATGCATACCCCTTATATAATCGATCCGATCAACTCCAAGATCAGCCTCGCTACACGCCGGCTGATCTGGAACACCTTACATGCAATGCAGCTTATCTTCTGTGTTGCAGGTGTGTTCTTCATCATCACCCCGTTCGTATCATCTCACTGGACTTCGATGGAGGCATGGATGCTGGTATTGGCCTTACCTTTATTTTGGCTGAGTAACGCGGTGTCGGCGATCATCGCAAGACTGTTTGGTACAGTCGGCTGGAAAAAAGACCCGATCGAACCCGGCACCATGCTGGATCGAACTGGGTTGGGGGAAAGGTTAAAGTAACCCAACCCACGTGTGCCTGATATCATGATGCCTGATATCATGATGCCTCACAGCATGATGCCTGATATCATGATGCCGATACCTCAACAGGATTGGCATCATGAGCACACCAACTTTTTCCTACGTGCCCCGCTCGCAGTTTCTACCGTATCACGAACGCACGCAGCGTTATGCTTGTATCATCGCGCATCGACGGTGTGGTAAGACTTACGCTCTGCTCAATGACATGGTGGTGCGGGCACTGGTTCCCCGGGCTGACAATCTACGACAACAGTTCGGGTTTATGGCCCCAACCCAGACTCAGGCCCGTAGCATTGCTTGGCAATACCTGAAGGATCAGACGGCGTGCTTTTCGAGTTGCCCCGGGTATAAAGTTTTAGAGCAGCATTTGACGGTGACCTTACCTGATCCCACCAATGTCAATAAGCCGGGATCGACGGTCTTTTTGTTGGGGGCCGAGAACGCCGAGCGAATTCGCGGGATGTTCTTGGATGGCATTGTCATTGACGAGGCCGCCGATATTGCCGACTTCATTATCTCCAACATTATCCGGCCGGCACTTGCAGACAGACAGGGTTGGATGACAATCTCAGGGACGGTGAAGTCGATCGACGATTACTTGTGGCGCACGTATGAGTTGAGCAAGAAGCTTCCGTTGCTTTGGTTCAACGCCAACCTGAAGGCCAGCGAGACAGGTGTTATTCCAGCTCATGAGCTGGAAGACCTTCAGGCAAGCATGTCCCTTGAGAGCTATCAGGTCGAGTTTGAGAACGATGTCAATGCCGCGGTCACGGGTCGGATTCTGCTGCCGTACCATAATCAGATGCAGGTCACCAAGGTGCCTTATGATCCGGGCGGTAGCGCGCCGGTCACAGCGTGGGACTTGGGGATGTCGGATAGCACGGCTATCTGGGTCATGCAGATGTGCGGGCGGGAACCCCACTTGCTCGATAGTTATCAGAACAGCGGGAAGGACTTGGGGCATTTCGTTGAGTGGCTGAGAAAGCTGCATTACGTCAATCGCTTGGGTGCCCACTTGTTGCCGCACGACTCGAAGGTGCGGGAATTGGGCACAGGTAAGACGCGCATCGAAACCTTGCGCACAATGGGTCTCCGGAATCTGAAGGTGGTGCCGAAGCTACCGAAGGATCAGCAGATTGAGGCAGCCCGGCAGTTGCTGCCCAAGTGCTGGTTCAACGAAGACACCACGAGTGATGGCAGGAAGGCATTGCGCAATTACAGCTTTGGCTTTGATCCCATCAGGAAGGTCTTTACCCAGACCCCGAAGCACGATGCCCACTCAAATTTTTCTGACGCATTTCAAATCCTCGCTGTCGGGATGAAGAAGGCTCAGGGGGTTATCGACAACCTGCCCCAAGGTCACGAGGATGACAGCGTGGTGGGTTTGGCTTTTGACGATGAGCGCCCGGTTGCCGCGCCTTACGAAATGGACGAAGGTATTTGACGATGAGCGATGGACGAAGGTATTTGACCCGCGCCAAGCGGCGGGTGTATTGTCTCGGCAATACTCAACAACTGCGAGCTCAGGATCATGGCAACAGCACGCCTCTTACGCCAATACCTTACTGACTACGAAAAGACTGTTGAGCAGGCCAATGCAGCAACCGAGGCTGCGAATGCTGCATATAGCACGGCTTATGATGCCTACTCTGGGCAGAGTGACGCCTACAATGCCCAGATACAAGCGTACAATGCTGAGATGGCGGGCCTTGATCCCCGTGATGTGTTTCAGGATGAGACCGGGAAACTGAAGACACTAACGACCAATGGGGAGATTAAGGACTATGTGCCGACTACCTCAAATGTGTTAGGTATGCCCGTGGCTGCCAAGCCGTACAAGGGTGAGGATGGCTCATGGTATTACATTGGTCGAACACCCGTGCCTGCCACCTACGGCCCCGAAGGTAATGAGGTGACCCCTGAAGGCTACACCACCGGCCCGATCCAGATTGCGGTTGAAGCTGTGCATCCCGGCGTATCGGCTCTACCAACAGAGCCGGCAGCACCGACCGCACCGGATAAACCCAAAGACCCAAACCTGACGGTCAATGATTGGGAAGAGCTTGCCAACCCGGGGCGCACACCAGCCCAGCTGGCAATGGCTGCCAACAAAGGTTTGGTTGCGAAAAGCGAATTGGCAGATAATACAGCCCCATCAACGAACAGCGCCTTCTCCAATCTCTCCGGAGATAACCCCAACAACATCAAGGAGAAGGGGGTTCTGGCCAGAACTCTCGCGGGACAACTATGAAATACGGTAACGAAGAGAAAATTACACCAGCGGATTATGAGGCTTCCATGCGGGAAGAATTGCAGGAAGATGGCGTTATGCAGGCCGGGGATGGTCAGGCACTTGTTGAAGCACTTGATGAATTGTCACCGGAAGAACTTGAAGCGCTTGAGCAGGCTGCGCATGAAGCCAAGATGGCGCAGGAAGAATTGCGGGAGAAGTTGGGTCAAGTGCTGGTTAAGCATCGCGACGATGCGATCAAGTTCCGTAACGCCAGTGGGATCGAGCAGCAGTGGGCGGAAGATCAGGCCTACTATGAAGGTCAGGATGAAACCGCCAAGACCCTTTACTACAAGGGCACTGGGCTTGATGCACCGCTGATTGCCAAGGCCAGATCAAAATATCGCAGTAAGGTTTTTCTAAACATCACCCGGCCTTATGTCGAGACCGCGGCCAGCAAGGTGATCGAAGTGCTGAGCCCTGTCGATGAGCGCTCTTGGTCACTGGCACCGACATCGGTGCCCAATCTGCCGAAGAAGCCGAGCCCGATTGTGCAGGCAATCCAGCTGGCACAGCAGCAGCAGTCACCCCCACAGGCCGCACCACCCCCGCCCCCGGGGCCACAGCAACAGCAGCAACCACCCCCGGGACCACAGGCCGCACCATCCCCGCCCCCACCTAATCCACTGGAAGAGGCGTTGAAGATCGCGCAGAACGCTGCGCTTGGTGCGCAGATATGGATCGATGACAAGCTTCAGGAGTGCTTCTTCCAAGCGCAACTGCGCGCTGTTGTGGATGAGTCGAGCCGCCTTGGCACGGGTGTCATGCGTGGCCCGGTGCCGACCACGCGCCGAACCAAGAAGGTCACCTTCGGTCAGGACGGTAGTGAAATTGTGGAGATTCTGGAAGAAATTGTGCCTGAGTCAAAGCAGGTCACAGTATGGAATTGTTTCCCTGATCCAGCTTGCGGCGACAACATTCATAACGGCCAATTCTTTATCGAACATGACCAGATGGTGGAGAAGCAGGTCAAGGATTTGATTGGCCAACCGGGTTACATCGAAGAGGCTGTACTGAAAGTTCTTGAGGCTGGCCCGCAGCAGAGCACCGCCAGCGGTCTGGTTGCACCACCCCATGAAAGCCAAGACCCATCAGCTCAGCGCTACCACGTTTGGTATTACTACGGCTTCCTGAAGCGCGAAGATGTGGTGGCGATGAATTGCACTTGCGATCCGGAGGATGAGATCAAGCGCACTGGCGTGCCGGTCGTGGTCACAATGATCAACGATACCCCGGTAAAGACGCACCTTAATCCGATGGAAGATGGGCGGTTCCCGCACGACTTCATGTGCTGGCAGAGAGTGGCCGGCAGCCCGTTCGGTATCGGTATTGCCCGGCAGATTCGTTCCTGCCAAGCTATCCTGAACAGTCAGGTGCGCGCCATGATGGAGAATGGCGGGTTATCGAGTGGGCCGCAGATTGTCATTGCCCGCGGCGCGATCACGCCGGCCGATGGTTCGTGGGAGATCACACCGCGCAAGGTGTGGTTGCTCAAGGCTGACGCTGATATTCAGGATGTCGGTCAAGCCATGTCCTCGTTCGCTATCCCCAGCGTTCAGGCTGAACTGCTTCAGGCGATCGACTTCGCCCTGAAGATGGCTGAGAACGTGACGGGTTTGCCTATTCTCCTGCAAGGTCAGCAAGGTCCGAACGGTGTGCCTGAGACTGTGGGTGGTATGCAAATTCTCGTGGCCAATGCGTCGAGCCTGCTACGACGCATAGCTCGTATCTTTGATGATTGCCTGATTGTCCCGCATATCCAAGCTTACTATCGGTGGATGATGTGTTACGCCGACGACCCCAGCATCAAGGGGGATTTCAAGGTGGTGGCTCATGGTTCGAGTGCTTTGGTCACACGTGATCAGCGCAACATGTTCCTGACTCAAGTTGCACCCCAGCTGATGGCCAACCCGGCTTATGGGATTGACCCGACGCGGCTGTTCAAAGAGGTGGCCAAGATTAGCGGCTTGCAGAATCCAGAAGACATTATGTTCTCTCCGGAAGAAATGGCAGCAATGCAGGCTGCTCAGGCTGAGGCTGTCAAGCAAGACCCACGTGTTGTTTCCGCTAGTGTGCAGGCCCAGTCTCGTGTGCAGGTTGCTGAGATGAACAACGAGACCGATCAACTGCGTGTGGCTCGTGACACCGATCGCGACACCAAGTACGTTCAAGCTGAGTCTATCCGCACACAGATCACCGCAGAAACCAAGGTGGCTGAGCTGCAACTGCGCCGCGAACTGGCTATGATGGAATATGCCAACAAGAACGCAATCACACTGGCCCAGCTCAAGAGTCAGTTGGCGGTCGAGGCTGGACGCAATGATTTGGCGCGCGAACTTGCGTCGATGCCTACGGTTGAGGAAGTTGCTGGCGGGGTGAGCAAGGCTGCCCAGCAGAAACAACTTGCACCGGAAGGTGAGGTTCCCGGCAAGGCACCTGAAGGATTGGGTTTTGCCTTATGAGTTTGAGGGATGTACAATCACGACTTAACAGGAGAAAACAATGTCGTTGATTCCGGAAGACTTTGAGCTGCAAGACCCGGCCACTGTGCCGATCAAGCGTGAAGAAGCACGTGAGCAGGCACGTTTGGTTGCCTGCTTGCGCAAACACTGGTCTGTCATTGCTGACACAGCTCTTCGCCCGATCGTGTTTGCGGTTCCAAACGGTGGATCACGTGATGCTCGTGAAGGTGCTAACCTCAAGGTGCAAGGTGTGTTGGCGGGGATTCCTGATCTGGGTATCGTCATGCCGGCCGGCGAGATCATCTGGGTTGAAATGAAAGCCAAAGACGGCGCGCTCAGCGGTTCGCAGGTTCTGATTCACGCGCATTTCGAGGCGCTCGGTCATGAGGTGTCGGTTTGCTATAGTGCGGAAGAGGTTTTGGCCGAATTGAGAAAGAGAGTTGTGTGATGGATGAAGTGATTGATCAAGTGTTTGATGATGCCGATACCGCCCACAAACAGCACTTGTTGAGCGAAAGCTTTGCTGAACATGAATCTTTAGGTGAGTTTTATAAACACGCCCGTAAAGCGCTCGATGAACTGGTTGAGTCCATGATTGGTCTGGAGATTCCATTGGGCACCAAGCCGCAAGGTACGCCGTTGCAAAATCTTGAGCAGAGCTACGTGGCTCTGATCGAGATGCGTGAGCGTGTGTGCGCTGGTGACACGACACTGCTCACCCTCTTCGACAATCTGGCTGCGGTTTATACCCGGGCGATCTTCAAGCTGCGTAGGTTATCGTGAAAATTGATACCCGTTCTGCAACTTGGCATATAATCAAAAAGCATGTTGAAGATAAAAGCGCGACCTTGCGCTCACGCCTTGAAAGTGAAGTGTGTTGGGAAGAGACCTTACGTGCTCGTGCTCAACTGCGCGCGCTAAACGATGTCCTATCATTGGCTGACGACCCGGAACCTCCGCTCGTTGAAACCAATATTGAATTGCCATATTAACAGGAGACTGTGATGCCCCCGGAAGAAGACCTTACACGAGTTCAGGAAAGCAGCGCCGCGGTTGCCGCGGAAGAAGCGGCTTTCGCCAAATCATTTAACGAGAACAGGGAGATCGCAGTCCATGTCGATGAACCAACTGCGATCGAGCCTGTTGTTCAGACGGATGATCAAGGCACGAACAAAGTCGAGGCAGCTGCTGTTGATGCTGACTCGGTACGGGTTGCCGAGTCAGCCGAAGTTGCGCCGGCCCCAAAACTCTTTGCCGGCCTTACGGAAGAGCAGCTTCAGGCTGCGCTAGCTCGTAGCGGTACGCTGCAAACCACCGTCGATAAGATGGCAGGTCGCATCGGCCAGTTGATGCAACAGATCGAAGGGTTGCGCAATAGCCCGCCAACGACACAGGCGGCGCAGGTTGCGCTTGATCTGAAGCTTGAGAAGTTGAGTTCGGCTTTCCCTGAGTTGGCTAGCCTGTTGCGTGAAGACCTTCAGGGTTTGCAGGGTGGGCAGCCCGCAACTTTGGCTCCGACACCGCCATCGGGTGTAACACAGGAGCAACTTGATGCTTTGTTGAACGCGCGGCTGAGTGCGAATGATGCGGCACTCAGAGAGCAGATTGAGATGAAGGTGCTCGGCATCACACATCCGGATTGGCTCAACGTCATCAAGACCCCGCAGTTCGCGATTTGGCGTGACAGTGTTCTCGGCTCGCAGCTTGGTCAGGAATTGATGGCCTCTGAAGACTCGACCTTCATCACCCAACGGCTCAATGAGTTTAAACAGTGGCGCAAGGATTCTGAAGCGCCGCAGGCTGAACCCGCGGCAGAACAGAAAAGGAGCAGTCGATTGGCCAATGCCGTTCTGCCAGCTGGAACAGCGCAGGTTTCTACTGGTGGTCCGGTGACTGAAGAGGATGCTTTCTTCAACGGGTTCAAGCAAGAGCAACAAAGAGCCAATCGAGCGGCTTGAGTGTCGATACGGTGATTCAGGTATTGCCAAATTCGTCACCAGTTGTTATGATTGGTTCTCGTACTTGATAGTTCAACAGGAGAAAATTTTGGAAAATCAACATCGTAAAATTACGGGTTACCGTGAGCTCACTCAAGCTGAGATTGATCTTATGAACGAGATCAAGGCGATGGGTGTTCAGCTGGAAGCACTCGGCACCAAGGTCTTCGATCATGTGAAAAATCAGATTGCAGAGGCCAACGATAAAGACGATGAGACTGAAAGCCTTCGGCTTGATAAAGCTAACCCGATGATCTGGGTTTATGACGGCGCGTCGTCTTTGCAAAAAGGTTTGATGTTCCTGACTCGTTCTGTTGCACAACCCACGTTTTTTTAATAACGTTCGACCCGGTGCGTTCTGCATCAAACCTCCATGGAGAAATCAAGATGAAAAAGCTTATCGTCGCTCTCGTTGTTTCCTTTGCATCTATCGGTGCTTTCGCTGCTGACGCCTTCCTGTTCGGCGGCACGGTCAATGCCAGCTCTGTTGGCGGCACCAGCACTTCCAGTGGCTCGAATTCCGGCGCTGTTCTGTTTGGCGTTGCCACCACCGGTGGTAGTGCTCAAGCTGTTCAAGGTGGTACTGCTGGTGGCACTGTTAGCCCGGATGGTGTTGTAGTTGGTCAAGCCAGCGGTTCCGGCACCCAGACCACTTCCGGTTCCGGCGCTTTCGGTTTCGCCGCTGGCGGTACGGGTTCCGGTGCAACTGCCGGCAATCTGTCCGGTGCAACCGGTACGTTCGGCAAGTTCGGCCTCGGTATCAACCCGTAAGTTGATTTGGAGCGGGGCTACCTTGGTCCCGCTCCATTTCTAATCCAGCTGGAGAAGCAAAATGAAATTTCTCTTTCTCGCTCTGTCGCTATTTGCCACTTCGGCTTTCGCGGATACCAGCGCACTCGCCAACAGTCTTGCCAACTCTGCATCGCAATCCGGTTCTGCCTCCATTGCCAGTCAAGGTAATGCCCAGAACATCACAATCAACGGTTCGCCCATCCCGATTAACACTACGCACACCCAGAACGTGAATGCCACGGGTACTTCCACCGTGAAAACCGTTCCGCAGGTGTATGCACCTTCAGTCGGTGTCACTGCTCCGTGCCGTGTCGCTCTATCCGGCGGCGTGTCTGTCATTGGTTTCGGTATTGCAGCTGGCGGCTCGGTCACTGACTCCCCTTGTAATCTTCGCGAACTCTCCCGCCTTTACTTCGGTATTGGTCAAACTGATAAAGCGGTCGCTGTAGCGAACGGTGCGCTTGCTCTTGAATGTGCTGATGAACAGGTGGCCAAGGCGCTTGGTGATACCTGTTATCCGAAGCCTGAGCCGGTTGCAGTTGCGCCGGCACCGGTGGTAACCAAGGTTGAACCGCGGTGCGTGACTGAAGTTTCGCAATCCGGAATCAAGACCACCACCTGTAAATGATCTGATGGTTCGTGAATAACGACCCCCACTTTCGGTTAGTGCCGGACCCGCCAATGTAGGCGGGCTTTTTTTTTATTGGTGCCGGTAGCTCAACTGGATAGAGCTTCAGCCTTCTAAGCTGACGGTTGTGGGTTCGATTCCCGCCCGGCGCGCCACTTACGCTTCGAGCAAGAACTTCTTTTGCACACACCCGTTCAAGCGAAGAAGCCCTGCTTTTTCTATAGCGTTGTGTGACATTCCGCCGGCCAGCTTCACACCCGCCTGTCGGCTCAGTCGGCGTTTGCCACTTACATAAAATGTTTGCGGGATGTTGCGCCGATTAACCTCTTTCCAACCAGAGGTGAGGTAACCCGCGCCAGTGTGCTTGGCCGTGTCACAGTAACTGATCAGCGGGCGCGGCAGCTTCGCCAGTGCGCGTGTGAATCCGCCAACCAAATTCACACCAAGCTTCACACACCAACGCGACAACTCGCCATCAATAACAAGGGCCGCGGCTAAAACCTCGTCATTAAGTTTCAAAGCTACACCAGTGCCACCTCTGCCGAAACCTTGAAGGTGGTTGTGCTCAAGGAACTCCCGCACATCGCGACCTTCAACAGCGACAACTTCGCACCTGCGAGCGAATACCTTGCGCTGTTCAACACCAAGAGCGCGCGCAAGATAAGCTTCAATCACGTAGCGATTAAACAACCATTCATCTGACCAAATGTGAATCAGACGGACGCCTAGCGTTGCGGCGTCGTCAGTCTTTTTCTGGTGATACCAGATGTCTTTTTTGAATTTGGTTGAATGGCTGTATAGGCCGTTAAATTCGATCCCGAATTTTAAAGACGGGATGTAAATGTCGATCTCACGACCGCCCAGAATCTTTCTCTCACCGTTTATCGCGTCTGGGCAGATTGACCTGACAAATTCAAATAGTTCGATCTCCAACTTGGATGTGCCGGAAAGCAAGCATTTTGGGCAATCACTTTCTTGGGACACATGGTTGGTCGCGATTTGCCAGAACGATCCGTGTTCATGACAAACGATTTCAACCTTGTCGTTTGCTGTCAGATACACCACTTTCGAATAGTTGTATTTATCACCATGCACCCGGCGAGCCGATTCAATAAAGTCTTCGCGCGAGTTCAATTGAGCTTCACCTGTGCGGATATCAGCACACTTCTTGCAACCTTTTCCAGATAGGTGGTTGTTGGGTTGTTGCCAGAAAGCGCCGTGATCAGGGCAGACGATTTCAACCTTGGCTTCGTTGTCGGCACCATAATTCACATTCCTGTAATCGTACTTGTTGCCATGTATGCTGCGGGCCTTTTCAATGAACCTAGCTGTCCCGAGGCGCTTTGAAGCAGAGCTCTTGGCGCGCCCGCAAGTTGGGCACTCGTTACCGGCTGCGTGCTTCTCCGGGGATTGCGTGAATGGGCCGTGCTCGGGGCAAACGATTTCGACCCCGACTTTGTTGCCTGAATATTTGACGCGGCTGTAATCGTACTTGTTACCGTGGGTTGCTTTAAAGCGGGTGATCACATCTGCTTGGGTGAGTTTTTTCATTGCAATTCTCCTGTTGATATTTTCAATAGTGCCATGTCAAGCACCGCTTGTCAATAAATATTTTTGATGAAGACATTGACAACACCGATACTCCAATATAAGTTTCATTTATAGCGCCATTTAAACGACGCTGACCTTTGCCCGACTAATAGGCCGGATAGCAAGATCGAATCCGAAGTTCTGTTTTTCAATTACGCCTACACGGCAAAGGAGATTTGACTATGGCCACTCAAACAATGACCACGCAAGCAGCGAGAATTGGCAAGTGGAAGGGAGAAATCCTTGCAAGAGCCATCCCCAGTGAAGTGCTTCAACTGGCTGGCGTGCAGAAGTCCATCCCGAAGAATGTGTCGGATACTGTTGTATATCGTCGTTGGGTTCCTTACAACGCCACGGTTGCCAACCCGAACATCTTCATCCCGAACGTTACGCCGCCGACTACGGTTGAAACCGAAGCCTCGAACCGCGTCACTACGATGCTGACTGCCAATACACTGGCCGAGGGTGTGACCCCGACGCCGGATAGCATGGTTGCCCAAGACATCACGGTTGTCCTTATCCAGTACGGCTGCCTGTACAGCTTCACCGACAAGGTTGCTGACCTGTACGAAGACAACATTTCGGATGCCCTGAAAACTCAGGTCGCCGACCGCATGGCCTTGATCCGTGAGCTGGAGTTGTACTCCAAGCTGCGCGCTTCGACCAACCGCTACTATGGCGGTGTTGGCACCACGATCGCAACGGTCGATGGCAAGCTGACGGCAAAGATGTTGCGTAAGATCGCACGCTCCTTGATGTTGAACCACACCAAGAAGATCACGCAGATTTTGTCGGCCAGCCCCAACATCGGCACCAAGCCGATCGAAGCCGCATATCTGGTTTTCGGTTCCAGTGACATGGATGCTGACCTTCGTGACCAGACGGCTTTCCCGGGTTACACCCCGGTCGCAGCCTATGGTTCGCGCAAGCCGATTCACGAGATGGAATTGGGTTCTTTCGAGAACTTCCGCTTCATTGCCTCGCCTGAACTGGTCCCGTTCCAGAACGCTGGCGCTGCGGTTGGTGCAACGGCGCTGCTCTCCACGGGCGGCACCAATGTCGATGTGTATCCGCTGATCGTCACCGGTCAAGATGCCTACGGCACCGTCGCTCTGCGCGGCTCGAAGTCCTTTGACCTGTCGGTTATCCCGGTAGGTAACAAGGACAGCGCCGATCCGCTCGGCCAGCGCGGCTACATCGGTAGCAAGTTCTACGCTACCAGCACCGTGTTGAACCAGCAGTGGATGGTTCTGGCACTGGTTGGCATGGGCAACCTCGTCTAACCTGCCGGTAGTCTGATTAAGGGGGTGGGATAAAACCCACCCCCTTTTCACAGGAGCATGTCATGTCAGCAGAAACAGCAGTCATCTATCCCATCCTTGAAGCGCTTGATGTGGCCATGTTCAAGACCACACCTGACGGCAAGGAAGTCCTTGGTTTTGTCGGTCTCAACAGTGCGTTGCAACCGACTATTGTGGTTAGTGCGAACCCGCCGGTTAATAATGACGGTCGTCCTGATGGTACGATCTACGTGCAGGTGACCTAAA